ATACTTTCATAGCTCTTGTAGAGAGGCATAAATAAACCTGTCCATTGTATTTAATATGAGCTTTCAAACATTCAAAGCATTTTTTGAGACTACTGCATCTGATTCTTCCATCAATAAAATCACCAATGGGTATGGTGATGGAAATGCAGCAGGTAAAATGAGAACCAGTCGCATAACTGGCACCAGCAAAAATCCAAATCTACTTGCCCAAAGCTCCATCAACACTCAAACATCAACTAAAAACAATAAAATTGACAAAGTTGCTAATAATCCTGCCGCACAAGAGGTTTTAAATGATCTCGATTTGCAAGAAATTCAAAACACTCATGGCATTGATTTGAATCAAATGCAAAATGATGAACCCAAGCAAGTCAATGCAAAAATTAATGCAGCAGTTGTAAAGTCTGTTGATGCAGCAGGCAAGCCAATGTACAGATTAATTCACTACAAACCAATTCAGCAATGAGTTATTATTCCGGAGTTTATCAATCACCAACATGCGGCGTGTTTTACACTGGCGCCAACAATGGAAATCTTGATTGCCAGGTCAATGTGAACAACTTGAACAACAATGCTTCTGAACGCGAAACCATCTCAAATTCCATTCAAGAAGCCATCAATCGCTTTGGCTCAACAGTTGCATACTATGTCAATACATACAATGTATCTGCTGCAAACAACATTTATGGTGAAGATCCAACCAGCACATTCTTTGGTCCAACCAATGTTGTGATGTACATCAAATTGTCTGAAAATTCTGTTACATTGCGCCGATTTGGCTTTGATAGCGGTGATGACATCACCGCATATGTGCACATTAGCTCTTATTATGCATCATTTGCATCTTTGAGTGTGTATCCTGCATTGATGCAAGCAGTAGAACCAAAAGCTGGCGATGTATTTCAGATGACTCAATATGGTGCAACCAGACCAGGTGATCGCAATGGTAAATTCTTTGAAATTACTGAAAGAGTTGATCAGGAAATGGATGATCCAAGCATGAATCCTCTGGGAGGGCACTACATGTGGAAATTGCGTGCTCGCCGCCTTGACTTTAGCTTTGAACCAGGCTTGTCTGGTGAAAAAGGTGCAGCACAGGTGTTTGACAATGCTCTCAATGGCATTTTGTCTGGTGGTACACAAGTTGCATCACCAGACAAATCATATCCGGGTAGTGCTGATGCAGAAAGCCTCAATATCTTCGATCAAAGCATAAACAACACAAGTGTTTATGGAGAATACGGTTATAACCCTTGATTTTTCGTTGCAAGGTGTTATTATTTGATCAATGATAACATTTGATGAAGCAAATCACAAGTATTACAATGAGTTTGGAACTGAATATATTAGTGTAACAACTTTTTTAAATACATTCAAGAAACCATTTGATACTGACAAGCATGCTGCACGTGTTGCTGAAAAGAATTGCACCACTCCAGAAGCAATCAAAGCAACATGGAAAGCATTGACTGTTGAAGCCCAAGAAAAAGGCAAGGCCTTCCACAAAGCCATGGAAGACTACATTAAATTTGGTGAGATTGATGACAAATATTCTGATCTCATCAAGAGTCTCAACAAAGCAAGTGAGGGATTCAAAGCCAACAAGAAAACAGCAGAAGGGTTGCTGTGGAATGATGAGGCACAAATTGCAGGAACAGCAGACCTGATACTTGAAAACGATGATGACTTCTTCATCTTGGATTTTAAAACCAATAAAAAATTCACTTTCATGAATAGTTTTGGTGAAAAATTACTTGCTCCTCTGGATTTCTTGGATTACTGTGAATTCACAATTTACTCTTTGCAATTGTCCATGTATGCTTATATGAAGCAAAAACTTACTGGAAAGCATTGCAAGGGGTTGAAAGTGTTATATCTAACAGTAAATACATTTAGCAACACAAGATATTGGAGAGAAATTCCCGTCATTTATTGCAAAGACACCATTGAAAAAATAATACAACATCGCAAAGCATTTATATCTACACAGCATGCAAATACATGACACAGCAAATAGTCGGTTCACCAAACACAAAGTTGACGAGTTTTGGAGAATGGTTGAAGGAGTAAAGTGGGAAGAAGGTCATAATGCCGAGACCATTAAATTGGATCTCATGAAGGTAATAACACCCTCTAGTGCTGAAACCAATAAACGCATTGCCTATTTTTATACTCTGCATTTGGTTGATGCTTTTAAAATGTGGCAACATGTAGCAGGTAATGAAGAGAGATATGATATGGTTGATCTTGAATTTGCTGCAAGCAATGCAGTTGGTGGCGGTAAATTCAATTATGATCAGTTCATTGCCGCGCCGCAATATCTTGCAACAGAAGTCAATGATGTATCCATTGAAAATAACTTTTACAAATGCCTGCCAACTGATGATGATTACTACTTTCAGTAATTGAAACAATAACAATCAATAACGCTCCTCATCAGGCGACGGCGAGCTAGGAACTTTGAAAACATGACAGGCAGCATACGAGCCGTCGCCTGCATGAGGTTTGTTCTGGCTCAAACCACCCAAGACTATGGCCAACGAAAAAGACATCATCCGCCGCATTCAGCGAAACTGCACGGCGATCAATAAGGCTCTCGATGACCTGAAAAAGTTGCACCCAGGTGCGCAACTCTACCTCGATGGCACTCACAACCTCAACATAATGACCAATGACCCTCACGACGACAACGGACGCCCACAACATGATCGGGTTCTCGCCTCTGCCGACCTCTACGCAGGCGGAGGAGACTGGTAGCTAGAACAAAAAAAAGAGCGGCATTTCTGCCGCTCTTTTTTTCAATGTTTTTTCTTTATTCCTAGTCAAAGATTGATTTGCCAGGAGTGAGGGAGCTGTTAACTTTCATGCTGCCCTTGCCCATGAGACTATGACCTTTGTTGCCAAGTGGCTTTGGCTCTGCTTCAACATCAACTTTGACGGATGCTTTGGCTTTGCCGCCAGATTTGCCTGTTACAGTGCCACCAACTTTCATCTTGCCTTTGCCCATGAGTTGATGACCTTTGTTGCCAAGTGGCTTAGGAGAAGGCTCAACTACAACGCTCTCAGGAAATGCTCCTTCGTCTTCGTCTTCATCGTCCATCATTTCATCATCAAGGTCAGCACCAAGATCTTCTGCACCCATTTCTTCATCAGTCATTTCATCTTCCATGTCGCCTTCAAGCTGGCCCATGAGTGCATCATGAAGTTTTTGTGCAAGCTCACGAGGCAAAGAAATTGTGATTTCTGTTTCATCGCCCATGTCATCAGACATATCCACATCAAGAGCTTCAAGGTCTTGGTTTTGTGTGTCCATATCAGATGGGTTGTCCATCACTTCTTCGTAGAGAGTATCAAAAAGAGATCTTTGTGTCATGTTGGTATTTAGAGCTACTGACTGTGCTTTTTCAACTCCTAAAGAAAATTTTTGTGGTTCAAACAAATTATTTTTTTTGCCTTTTTTGGAATCCAATGCTGAAACAAAACCAGAAGCATTAGCAGGTCCTCCTTTTTTGTCCAAATCCATGGTTTCAACTCCCATGGTTGGTTTTTTAATTTTCACTGTTGGCAGTGGTTTGCCACCCTTGCCACCTTTGAGTTTGAGCTTGACCATAGATTTGCGTTGCATGGCATTATTTAGTGCTGCATTAAATAAAAGCACTATGGCAAACAAAAAAGGCGATTATTATTTGAATAATCCATCTCTACCCACCAGCAAAGCAGCGTTTGAATATACTCCGGAGATGTTGAAAGACATCAAGAAATGTGAGCAAAACTTGCTTTTCTTTGCAGAAAATTATTTTTACATCATTGATCCTGATGAGGGTAGAACAGTTATTAAGCTTTACAAATACCAAAAAGATGCATTGAGAATGCTGCGCGACAACAGATACAATTTGTTGCTTGCAAGTCGTCAAATTGGTAAAACAACGCTCCTCACCATTTATGCTCTGTGGATTGCATGCTTCAATGAAGATCAAAACATCATGATTGTGGCCAACAAAGAGAGTACAGCCATTGAAATCTTTCGAAGAGTGCGACTGGCTTACGAACAATTGCCCAACTGGCTCAAACCTGGTGTGGATGAATATGGCAAAACAAGCATGACACTCAACAATGGTTCACGCATCGGCATTTCTACCACAACTGGCTCTGCTGCGCGTGGTACATCTCTAAATGTTTTGATTCTTGATGAGTTGGCTTTCATTGATCCACCATCCATCATGGAAGACTTTTGGCGCTCTGTATGGCCCACCATTTCTCGCTCCAAAAAATCCAAAGTTCTCATTGCTTCAACACCCAAAGGCACTGACAATTTGTTTTACCAGCTTTATGATGGCTCTGCAAAAGGTGACAATGGATTTGCCAACATGATTATCAAATGGGATGCTGTACCGGGGCGTGATGAAAAATGGAAACGAGAACAAATCAAGCAAATCGGCAGTGTTGAATCATTCATGCAAGAATATGAA